AGGAACTCTTGGCACTCTCCAGGTTTAAGGAGATGAAGGAACTCCAAAAGTCGGATGGGGCCCGCAAGTCTAAGATTACCGGTATCCCCAAATTGGATGACGCGAACAAGGCTGGTACAGCACACTCGAAGGATTGTACCCTCATCGTCACAGAGGGTGACTCAGCAAAGACTCTCGCGGTCGCGGGTCTCTCAGTTGTGGGTCGTGACCACTATGGTGTCTTCCCTCTCCGCGGCAAATGTAAGAATGTCCGAGATGTCTCTGTGGCCCAACTCACAACGAACCAGGAGTTCAATGATCTCAAGAAGATTTTGGGACTCCAACAGGGTAAGGAATATAAGAGTGTCGCCGATCTTCGCTACGGACGCTTAATGATCATGACAGATGCTGATAATGATGGATCCCATATCAAGGGTCTCATCCTCAACATGATTCATTATTTCTGGCCCAGTCTTTTGAAACTTGGATTTGTTGTGAGCATGGTGACCCCGATCATCAAAGCTACGAAGGCTTCACAAACCAAGTCATTCTACACTGACTCTGCGTTCAGGACCTGGTATGGTGATGGAAAACAAGGGTGGAAGATTAAGTACTATAAGGGTCTCGGTACTTCTACATCAGCTGAAGCTCGGGAGTATTTCAAGAAGATTCAAGACTTGACGGTGAGGTTTGATATGGATAAGATGACGGATGCCTCGATCATTCTCGCATTCGATAAGAAGAAGGCGGATGCTCGAAAAGTATGGCTTCTCGAGAATACAGCCAAAGATGCCGACCAACTTGAGGTACCCTACGGGAATGTGAAGCAGTTGGACATCACAGACTTTGTGCATAAGGACTTGGTCAATTTCAGTCTCGCCGATCTCAAGCGTTCCATCGCACATATGGCAGATGGTCTCAAACCCTCACAAAGGAAGGTTATGTTTGCTTGCTTCAAGAAGAATCTCAAGGATGAGATGAAGGTTGCACAATTGGCGGCATTTGTGGCTGAGAAAAGTGCGTACCACCACGGTGAAGTTTCCCTAGCGGATACGATCGTAAAGTTGGCGAATGACTATACGGGATCGAACAACATCAATCTGTTGGAGCCATGTGGTCAATTTGGTACGAGGCTTATGGGTGGTAAGGATGCGTCACAAACGAGATACATCTTCACGAAGCTTACCAAGGATGCAAGGAAACTCTTCGATCCCAAGGATGATGCGATCCTCAATTATTTGGACGATGATGGCCGCTCAATCGAACCTGACTTTTACATGCCCACCTTACCAATGGTTTTGGTTAATGGGACTGAAGGTATCGGTACAGGGTTCAGTTGCTACGTACCTCCTTTCAACCCCGAAGATATCAAGGCAAATATCAAACGGATTTTGGGTGGTGATGAAATCGTCGCTATGCGACCTTGGTTCAGGGGTTTCAAGGGGGTTGTACACAAGGAGGAAGACACCTGGATGATGGAAGGTGTGTGGAACTGGTCTGGAAATAACATCGTGGTAACTGAACTCCCCCCAGGTCGATGGACCCAAGACTATAAGGAGTACCTTGACGGTCTCGTGGAGAAGAAACTGATTGGAGGATTTATCAATAACTCCACCACAGATGATGTTCATTTTGAAATCATGGAGTATGCTGGGAAAGATTTACTCAAAGATCTAAAGTTAAGAAAGACCTTCCGTGTATCAAATATGCATCTCTTTCACCCAACGAAGGGTATTCACAAATATACGACTCCTGAAGAGATTCTTAAGGACTTTGTGGAACTCCGTTTAGAACACTACAAGATGAGGAAGGCGTACCTCATCGATATGCTTCAGAAGAGGACTGAGATGTGTAGTCACAAGTCGAAGTTTGTTTCTATGGTCATTGAGGGAAAACTTGTGGTGTTCAAGAGGAAGAAGCAGGACCTCGAAGAGGAAATGTCCTCAACATTTCCATTGATTGATGGGTCATTGGATTACCTTCTCAACATCAGGACTGTTGAGTATACGGAAGAGCGTGTCAAGGCACTTATGGAGGAGGCAAAGCAGGCGAATGAAGACCTCGAGAAGATGTTGAAGACCAGTCATATTACAATGTGGAAGAATGATATTAAAAATATGTGAGTAGTAAGTAGATATGGGTGAGGCTTCTAAGATTTCCCTCAAAGCTATTGGAAAGCAGGATACATACCTGCTTTCCAAAGACCCAGACGAATCATTCTTTAATTATAAAACAGAGAGGCATTCCGAATTTAGGAAGTATCATAGAGTTCACAATGTTGTTAATAATGGAAACGTTTCTGGGTGGCCATTTGCCCAAACTGTAAAGGTTCAATTCAATCCTCAAAATATGGGCGATCTCTTGAGTAACATGTATCTGAGTATCACGATGCCGGGTATAGCCAATGGTAACTACGCGGATCAATTGGGACGTCACATTCTTAAGAGTATCACGATGTTTGTCGATGATATCGAAGTTGAAAAGATTCATGATGATTGGGGAATTATTTATGATGAATTGTACCTCGAAATTTCTGAAAAGGTAGCGAATAGATTTCTTGTCAATCGAAATTTAGGATATGATGAATCAAGTAAAAATGAACAATATGCACGCTTGAGTTCGGATCTAGTCATTCCCCTCCATTTTTTCTTTTCGAGGAAGTATGCAAGTGATGAATATTCCTCGAACAAACCAAATCGTCCATATTTTCCCGTGTGTGCAATTCATCGTCAAAATATTGAATTTGAATTGGAATTTCATGAACAAACATTTTTCACAAACTTTAATGGAATATTATCTCTCCAATCTTTCAATCTCGTTACTGAAGAGATCAGTGTCAGCCCCGAAGAAAGGAATTACCTGGCAACCGATAAACAAACTCTTGTGACAGACCTTGTGCGAAGACATCCATCTAGTGTCAGTGATCTTGGTGTTTCTACAATCGTGAATAATCTTGTACCAAACATTCCAGTGAAGTGTTTTCATTGGTTTTTGAGAAACACAGACTTTGAAGTTGAGGGTGATGCAATTGGTGCATCTGGTGTAAATGAACAGATGTTATTTCAAAATCGTTTTAATTTTTCTTCAAATGTAAGCTTTGATGATCAAACGACATTTTTCGATCCTATAATGGAGTCCGCGAGTTTCTATATCAATGGTAACCGTCTTCCAAATGTGACAAAGACAACTCACAATTATTACAAGTATCTCATTCCATTTAGAAATCGTCTTGCGAGGCCAATCCGAAATGTATACACGTATAGTTTCTCGATGAATCCGATCAATGTGGAACCATCGGGGAACTTGGATTTTAGTCAGATACAGTCAGATAAAACAAATATAGAAGTGAAACTAGATACGACGGAAGTGGATGTGTCTTTAAAAACGTACTCTCTAAATATGTATTACACTGGATATCAAACCTTCGTATTTGAACGTGGATTTATGTCGGTTGCCTATTAAATAATGAAGATTTATTGGTACTAATATACTCGATGATGTTATTTTTGATACACCATTTGATGAAATTCAACTGTGCGAGCGTTGTATGAATTTCATGAGATGTTCCCGGGACCGTATACGCAAACTTCTGTGCCCGACAAAATGGATCAAATAGCTTTTTACTATACCCATCGAGACTTGATTTATAGGCACAATGGACGGTGAATAGTTTTCCATCATGGGTCTTAAAAGATGTGTGATTCTTCTTAGCATAGTTAGTGATGAACCATTCTAGATTTCGTAATGAGATACCACTCGACTTATCTAAAATATTTACCAATTTAGTTCTGTTTCCTTCTTCGTTGTAAAAATTGTTTATGGATGTTAGTAGGATGTCAGTTTTACTCATTACCAATGATGGTACCCAAATCTATAAGCTCGTTAGACATTTCACAACCCGGACAACCTTTAACATACATTTGATCGGGTCCATGTATATGACTATTTGTCCTGGGAATTGACCTATATTTCAAACGATTTCCCTGTGCCGAGTGGTGTCTACAATACCCACTATGAATACCCCTAAACGTACACCGCCGTCCATCGTTTTTCGTCCCTTTACATATCGTTCCAGAGAATGTTTCCGGGATATCCTTCAAAAGAAGATCCATCGAGATACCGTGTTTTTTAGAAATTATCTCAATATATTCATTCATCATCGAAACGAGTCGTTCATTCAATTCCTCGTCTACAATGTCAGCGATCTTCTCGTGGAGATTCATACCTTATTAGTATTTTGCTCGTATTTTTTAAATAGGTCTTCAATTGATTCAGATCGAGCACCTTTAATCCTCTCTCGTAAATCTGCAACCTTTCCAGAATCGTCAAGTCCTAATTTTTTACATTCTTCAATAAGTTGCTCCTTTTTCATGGTGCCGAGGGCGGGACCGGATTTTATCTTCTTTGGCTTGTGTTGCTCCAAGATTTCACCGAAAATGTCCTGTTTGACATTTTCAAATAACGGCTCGAGTAGGTCACATACGGGATTAAGGAACTTATTTTCAAAATAGTAGAGATAATCCACTGGAACGTCGTGCTCTTCCACATATTTGGGATCTTCAGACTTTTCGAATCCCTTTGCCTTTGGGTCTTCTGTTT